CCCTTCGGAGCCATAAATTGAAGATATTTTCTTAAAATCATCCTTATCAAATTTTCCATCAATTCTATAAAAGAATACATTACCACTCCTATAGTATTCCCTGAAATATTGATCCTTTAAAGACCAAGCTTTTATTCTCTCTAGCCATTTTGAAACAAACTCTTTCGCTGGACCAGTACCCCCCTCAAGGTGAATTGGAGAATTAGCAAATTCTGCCATAATATCTATAGCATTCCTAAATATTGCAACATTACAATAAGCCTTTTGGCAAAGCTCAATTGATTCTCTTACAGAAATTCCACTGGCATTATGTTCAAACGGCAATAAACCTTCTTGTATATTCGCATACCTACTACCTTTTGTGCTCTTGAATATTTTATTGGATCTTGAAACTCCGCTTTCTCCAGACTTTGGCCCAACTCTGGCATAATCCGCCTGAGTGTAGTAATTGCTTCCACAAAACTTGGGCTCAGAAGTTGCCCCCTGTGCAAACAACTCGTTCATATTGTTATTAGGTGGCTTCTTAAACTTATCCCAATACTCTGATGTTTTTGTATATTTCCTTGGCATAATTAATAATACACCTAAAAAAATTAAAGTCCAACAAAAGTTAAAAGTTAACTTTTACTTTGCTCTTTCTTCTGACTGCCCTACTGCAACCTTTGGGTCTAAATACTTAAGGAAAACATTTACTGGAGAATGATAAGAGCAAGATATAAGCTCTATATTCCTCTTCTCGCATTCTGCGTTAAAGTTTTTTAAATATTTTATTTGTTGAAGGTAAAGTCTCTTATTTAACTTTTGCTGTTTTTCTGATATGGATCCCGATGAGGAAGTTTTGTCATGGTTAAATGGTCTTGCGTCAGTTGAGTCATCAAAATAATCCTCTCCTGTTGAGCCAAAATCAGAACCAAGTAGATGAATCCTTTTAAAGCCCATCCATATCAATATATGTAAGGTTGTAGTAAATGTGTTATTTGTCCATATAAATTTTGTTTTGTGAGACCTCCTCATGAATGTCTGTTCGTAGGCTTTTTCCACCTCTTCAACGTCAGCAAAATAAACCATAGGAAAGTCTCTGACTGGCTTATCTCCAACAGAATGCCGATTGTATGAATGTCGAAGAATTTTAGGTATTGGCTCATTCCATAAATTTGAATTAAAACACTTTGGATAATCCATACCAATCCACATATCAGGTTTTATTTTTGGATAGGTCGTATTTATTCCAACCTTATATATTGGCTTATTTTCAAAAACGGAAAGGTCGAGCTTAGACAAAGATGGTCCAGATGAAAAAATGTAAGCATCCATGCCAAAATCAGCTCTTGCAAAATACGCAGGTACAAGCCCTGCCCCACACTCGTAATATAAACCCATAAAGATAATATGGGACTTAAGTTTTTTTTCAATTAACGAATAAACATTGGGGTAAAGGTGGCAACATTATCTCTTTTTGCATCCATCATGTCATAATAAGTCTTAACCATCCAATTGCCCAAAACCAAAGCAGAATAACTATCCTTCCTTGCCTTCTCTGGTCCAGTCTGCCTCTTTAATGTTGGAGGCAAGTCAAATGTCTGCGTTCCTTGAGGCGAGGTGGTAATTTGAATTAACGAACACTCTGTTTTAGTTAATTGAATCATATCCTCTTGATGTTCAACAAAGTCGATAATCTTTGCCTTGTTTCCTTGTTTTTCTTTGTCAATAATATTCGAAAACTTTAAATCTTTAATTGGTACACTCTTTTTAATTTGAGCTGAATAAAATTCATCTATAGCCTTTGAGGCGAACCAAACCCTCTTGTGGTCAAAATTAGATTGCAGGAGTTCGTTTGCCCTCCTGATCCATGCGCTAGTAGGTTTCCTTAAAACGCATATTCTTTTTGAGTCCAGATTGTATTGGCTTTTTGCATCAATCAATGCTTTGTGGTAATTTTCTATATCGTCAAAATTTGAATCAATAGTATCTATTTTAATTTTGCTTTTTTTAAACAAGGCGCTCTCATTCGCTGCGCTCAGAAATTGAACTCCACCATTATAATCTCCAACTATAGCAACTATATTAAAATGAGTAAGGATATAATGCATATAAGTTATATGTTTTCTCATTGGCGTTCCTGCCAAAGCATAACTATGAACTAAAACGCCTTGCTTAGTTTCATCATTAAGCTTAAACACTTGTATGGCAAAATCATCACTACTTTCACTTTCTGCCCAGCTAGGGTCGAAAGCCAGCAAGTATTTCGAGTTAGGGTCTCCAGATATTTCTACGCTTGGAGCCTGACCTTCTTGCACGGTGCATTCAGCCATTTTTGAGGTCTTAAAGTATCCAGAACTATCGTCCGTAAATACTGCACCGAATTCCCTATCGAACTGAGATTGACTCATTGAAGCTTTAGCTTGATCGATGAGGTTTTGATCGTAAAGCTGCTGAGGGGCGCAGTCATAACTAAAATGCATAACAACTCTATTTGCCTCAGTAGGAGATTTATTTCCTTGCATGATTAAATTATCAAACTGCTCATAGACTTTGTACATATATTCAAATTTATAAGAGGCAGATGAAAGCATAATTAATTTATTGTTTGGCCACACGTACCTATCTTCTTCACGCATTTCTCCTTTTTCAATCAATTTAGTTTCTAAATTATAAAGATCTTCTCTCTGGGTAGGGTTCTCTACCACAGAAAGGAATGGTATTATAACCTCATTATAAATCCTCTCAGGCATAAGCAAAAACTCATCAATAATTATCCTGTGAAACCTAAATCCTCTAAGCTTTTCACCGTCACCTAGAGGTAGGGCGTGAATTTGACTATCTCCAATTTGCAGAGTCCATTGATCATTTGTTTTTGATGTTTTAGTAATGCATTGGGAAAGAAGCGCCGCTTCAGGCTTGTTTGCAATATCTTCTATTTTTTTAAAAATCATTTTTGCCTGCCTAAAAGATTTAGACAAAATTCCTATTTGTACGCCTTGGTTAAGTATTGCGTCCATAAAGGCAAATACTCCTGTCGTCCAAGACTTTGACATACCTCTACTCCAAACGCCTAAAAAATAATCTGTTTGAAACATTGACTTAACAGCCATGTGCTGAAACGGAAAAAGTTTTATGCCTGCAAGTAAATCTGTTGCGAAAGTAATGTTATTACGTAGAAACTTGTACAGTAAAATTTTAGCCTCTTTTTCATCAATATAACCCTTCGTGCCAAGAATCTCTTGATTTATATCCTTGAAAGATTTTCTTGGAATTTGATTACCAACTTCCCAGCTCATGACCTGCTTTTCTCCTCTATTCTCTTGTCAATATAATATTGAAGATCACAGGTCCATAGCCTCTTGCCAAATTTAAGCAGCCTAGGAATCAAATACTCTGAAGCCTTTCTTCCTCCAGAAAATAAAAATTGGCATACATCGGAATACTCTCTAACTAAAGACTTGGTGTTATGAAATATATACGGAAGATTTACTTTGTGCGGAGCGAACAAGTTATTCTTTTTTATTTTTTCAACATCGCTTTCAACAAGAACATACAAAAAACTATTAAACTCTCTTGCTCTCTCTAACTCTTTCTTAAACCTATCATACCCCACAGAAAGCGTTGACTTAAAATCGGACTCACTCTTTCTATCTACATATGTATAGGAATAATCATCTCCGCCTGTAGTGTAATCTCCAAAATCCAACTTCAGAGACTCAGAACTCGGAAACTTCAACGGCTTCTGCTCTCTTGTATCTATAAATATTTTCATATCTTTATACGAAGAATTTTCATCAAAAAAATTAGCAACAATAGGATCGGGATAAGTTGGGGGAAGACCTAAAGCAGAGCACACCTTTCCGTAACTACCAAACGTACTCCTGTAGAAATCAAGAGGGGGCATTTCGGATAAATCAAGATCTATACTGCAAGGAGCCTTCTTCATGCTCTTTAGTTCTATTCTTTCTTTTAGTTTTTTGACAATGTATTCCTTTACTGTTTTAGAACTACCCTCCTTCTTTAGCCACTTAATCATTTGAGATCTCGATGTAAAATCCTTACTAAAGTAGTCTGCTTTATTTTTGAAAGGCAAAGGTTTTCCAGTAAGAATATTTATTCTTGGGTAAAATTTTGTATAATATTCCGCAACAGTTAAGTTGTGCTTTTTCAGATGGGCATGGAGAGACC